GTCTAAACAGTGGTGAGAGACGCCGCAAGAAGTTACGGGAGTACAAAGAAGGCCGTAAGTTTACCTCTATGAAAAGGGGGTTTGAGACCTCTGACGGCGATGAGAAAGAGGCGTTCGCCAGACAACTAGAGTCACTGAGAAGGGCGATGGATCAGTTACCTATGAAGCAAGTAGCTGTTAAATATCTTGAGGCAGATGATGCTATTGCCTACTTGGCTCGAAAGGTTATCAAAGAGAAAAGTATTATCATTACTACAGATAAAGATTACCTTCAACTGATAGATGAAAACATTTCAGTATTTCGCCCTGTAAAAACAAAAGAAAATCCTCAAGGTGAGTTAATTGACTTGGAGTGGATGTACCAAAAAGAAAATATCCATCCCTACAATTATGCTTTATTAAAAGCCATTGTTGGCGATAAGAGCGATAACATCACTGGTGTAAGAGGGGTTGGAGAAAAGACGGCAAGAAAGGAAATACACCTACTCTGGGCTAAAGAGGACTTTGATATTGATGATTTGTTTAAGTGGTTGCTAACTCGCAAAGAAAAAAAGTATCAAAAATATTTAGATAATGAAGATCTCATTCGCCTCAATTATAAAATAGTTCAGTTGCTGGAATTGGAAATTTCGCTCACCTCTATTGATAGTTTACAAAATTCTTATATTTCTGATACACCAAAGTTTAATTCTTACAAGTTTCGTATTAACCTGTTGAACGAAGACATTAGCCCAACTAACATAGATGGTTGGTTGGCTAATTTTTCAATCTTGAATAATAACCCTGTTTTATAAAGGAGAATAAAATTGGCAACAAACACTGATTCTTTTGAGTCTTTTGGAGTAGGATTTCAAAATAATGTAATTCAAGGACTTCTAACTGATAGAGAGTTTTTTGAGAAATCATTTGAAACATTAAAGGATGACTATTTTACTGGAGATGCTCACAAGACAGTTTGGACAGAGGTAAGAAAGTTATTTAATAAGTATAATACTCCACCTACCTATGAAACATTGAAGGTGGAAATCTCATCACTACCCGACAACCAACTTAAAGAAGATACCATTGAAGTTTTACTGGACATAGAAACCAAAGTAAATAGACAGGAAATAGAATACGCCAAAGATAAGTCATTGGAGTTTTGCAAAAACCAGTCTATGAAGCAGGCAATTCTTACTTCTGTTGATTTGTTGAAGGAAGGCAAGTACGAAGAGATTCAATCTGTCATTGAGAATAGTTTGAAGATTAATACAGAACAAGATTTGGGGCAAGACTTTTTCCAAAGTTTTGATTCAAGGCGCAAAGTGCACACAAGAAAAACAGTATCTACTGGATTCCCTCTCTTAGATGGTGAAAACATTTTAGATGGTGGGTTGGCTCATGGCGAGTTAGGTGTTGTGATGGCACCTACTGGTGGTGGTAAGTCATTCTTTCTTGTTAATCTTGGATATGGTGCGTTAGCTGCAGGTAAGAATGTTATTCATTATTCTATGGAGTTGAGTGAAACTCATGTAGGTAATCGTTATGACAGCCGTATTACAGGTATTCCCACAAAAGAACTACGTAGTCGCATGGTAGAAGCAGAGAATGAGTTGGCTAGATTCATGGGTGGCCAACTGATGATCAAGGAATATCCACCAAAGGTAGCTACAATCAATACAATTAAATTTCATATTGGTAGATTGTTGTCAAATGGATTTGAGCCTGATCTTGTTATTATTGATTATGGCGATTTGATGAAGAGTCGCCGCGGTTATGAACAGAAGAGGTTTGAATTGGAAAGTGTGTTTGAAGATCTACGGGCCTTATCAATGGAGATGAAGTTGCCAATATGGACAGCTACTCAAAGCAATCGTGATGGTTTTAATGATGAAGTTATTACAATAGATAAGGTTGGAGAAGCAATTAACAAGGCTCATGTCGTTGATTTCTTTGGTACATTTTCGCAACGTAAGTTCCATGTGGGTAAGAACCGTATGGGTGAGGCCAATATAAATTATAATATTGATATGAAACCAGAATGTGCTTTTATTGATTTGAATGATGATCAACCAGCAGGATTTTCTACTTCTGATAAAATAAATAACTTGTTGTCTGGTGGTAGTGATAATCGTAGCAAAATCGGTAACCTATATAAAAGTTATAAGGATGGAGAATAATGGAAAGATTCACAATAACAAAAACAAAGAGGTGGGGCAATGCCTCTACCGAAGTTTATAATGTATACTCTATCGCTAGAAATAAATCTAAAAGAGATGATGTTATTCGTATTGCTAATGAATTGATGTCAAAGGAAGAGGTTTATACTAATGAGGCGGTGGAGTACGAAGTCATTCTAGCTCACGACAATGGTCAGAGTGAGTTCATACATCGTGTAGAAAAAGACGGTAAGAAAAGTATCTGATGCCAGAATACACTTGGATTTGTAATGGGTGCACTCATAAAATAACTAAGAGAATGAGTATAACAAAATACAACCCAAAAGAACAGGTTTACTGTCCAAACTGCGGCGAAGAAGCAATACGTACAATAGAGCAAGTAGGAATAAGTTTTGGAAAAGGATTTTTTAGAGATGGTTATCAGAGTGCAAAGAATGTAAAAACAACAACAGACGGAGACAGTTAATGGACCTAAGCCAGGAAATTTTATCAGAAGTTACCGTACATATGAAATATGCCAGATATCTACCCGACCAACAACGTAGGGAGACTTGGGAAGAACTCATAACACGAAATAAGAATATGCATCTTGCAAACTTTCCGAAACTACAATCAGATATAGAAAAGGCATATCAGCTAGTATATGATAAAAAGGTCTTACCATCTATGAGGTCACTCCAGTTCGCAGGACCGGCTATATCTCAAACCCCTACTCGTATTTATAATTGTGCCTACTTACCTATTGATGACTATCGTGCGTTTAGTGAAGTCATGTTTTTGTTGTTAGGGGGAACTGGCGTAGGGTATTCAGTTCAGAAGCATCATGTAGAAAAACTACCCCCTATTCATAAGCCTACAAAGAAGCGTCGTTATCTTGTAGGAGATAGTATAGAAGGTTGGGCAGATTGCATTAAGGTGCTAATGAAGTGTTACTTTCTTGGTAGGCCAGAACCTGAGTTTGATTTTAGAAGCATTCGCAAGAAGGGATCTCTGTTAATCACTAGTGGTGGCAAGGCTCCAGGACCAGAGCCTCTTTCAGATTGTGTTCATAATATAAAAAGAATTTTTAATAGGAAGGAACATGGTGAGGAACTTACAACGGTGGAAGTCCATGATATTGTATGTTGGATTGCTGATGCTGTATTATCCGGCGGTATTCGTAGGAGCGCTACTATTTCTTTGTTCTCATTGGACGATCAAAATATGCTCCAGTCTAAGTTCGGTAGTTGGTGGGAAACAGAACCTCAAAGAGCACGGGCTAATAACTCTGCCGTAGTTGTGAGGCACCGAGTAAAGAAGAAAGATTTCTTTAATGTTTGGGATAAAGTAAGAGCAAGTGGTGCAGGTGAGCCAGGTGTTTATTTCACAAACGATTCTGAGTGGGGTACTAATCCTTGTGCAGAAATTGCATTAAGGCCATTTCAGTTTTGTAACCTATGTGAAATAAATGTTAGTGATGTAGAGACACAGCAAGATCTTAACAATAGAGTTTCTGCTGCATCTCTTATCGGAACCCTGCAAGCGTCATATACTAATTTCCATTATTTGCGTGACATATGGCGTCGCACCACAGAGAAGGATGCTCTTCTAGGCATTGGTATGACAGGTATTGGAAGTGGTCGAGTTCAGAAGCTTGACTTGGAAGAAGCCGCAGCGCAGGCTGTCTCTACTAACAAGTATTATGCAGGTGAGTTAGGTATAAATGCGGCAGCAAGAGTAACTACAGTAAAACCTAGTGGAACTACATCTTGTGTCTTAGGAACATCTAGTGGAGTTCATGCTTGGCATAATGACTACTATATTCGTAGGCTTAGGGTAGGGAAGAACGAGGCCATTTATGCTTACCTATCTATTAATCATCCAGAACTAGTAGAGGATGATTTCTTTAAACCAGAAAGTCAGGCAGTCATTTCTATTCCGCAGAGAGCGCCTGGGACCGGTATCCTTAGACATGAAACATCTGTAGAGTTACTAGAACGAGTGAAGGATATCTATAACAGATGGATTGAGCCTGGACACATCGCAGGCAACAATACGCATAATGTTTCATGCACTGTATCTGTTAAAGAAGAAGAGTGGGAAAAAGTTGGTGAATGGATGTGGAAGAATAAAACTTTTTATAATGG